CGCATTGCCGCTGGATCTGGCGAGAAGATGCGTAAGCCTGGCAGCAAGGGCGCGCCTACCAATGCCGCGTTTAAGAAAGCTGCTCAGACTGCCAAGCCTGCTAAAAAGAAGAAAGCCAAGGCGTAATGGATCGCTTGTTCGACAAAGTAAATGCAGATGCTTTACTCGATGCAATTCGTCGTCGCGAAGTTAGCACAAATGCAGATGACCCAAACGCTCCTTTGATGCAAAAAAAAGATATGGTAAGCCCTAAAGGTGCAACGGGCGAAATGCAGATTATTCCGGAAATGGCTGTAGACCCTGGGTACGATGTGCCAAATATTTTTGAAATTGGAGAGAGGTTAGGCTTTCAATCTCAAGATGGAAGCATTGAAGAGGCCACTGCTTTAGCAAACGACCCAGAAGTTGCGCGAGAGTATGCAAGGCAATATTTGGAAGCAATGTATGACCGCTTCGGTACAGTTGACAAAGCTGCAGCGGCTTACAACCTTGGCCCTAGAGGTTTGCTTAATGCAGACCAAAAATATGAAAACTTGCCAGAACAAACAAAAGGTTACATTACCGACGTTCGCCGTTTTTACGGAGAGGAAACTGGGCAGTCTTACCCTATTACGTTATCAAGACGCCCTATTAATCGCCCAAAAGGATTATTAGGAGTTTCCAGATAATGGCACGCACAAAAGCAGAAAAAGTTAAAGCAGCAAAGAAACGCCACGGCTTTACCGCTGTAAACAAGCCACGCAAAGGTGGGCCAAAGAAGTTTGAAGTCTTGGCAGTTGAAGGCGACACTGTTAAGAAAATAAACTTTGGCGACCCTAATATGTCCATTAAGAAAAACCAGCCAGCGCGAAAGAGTTCGTATTGTGCGCGTTCTGGTGGTATAAAGGGGAAATCAAGCAAATTAAGCGCGAACTATTGGTCGCGCAGGGCGTGGGACTGCTGACATGGCAATAACAACTTACACAGAGCTAAAGTCTAGCGTTGCTGACTTTCTCAACCGCGACGACCTTACGTCAGTCGCGCCGACGTTCATCTCGTTGGCCGAGGCTGACATGCAGAGACAGGTGCGCCACTGGCGTCAAGAGAAGCGCAGTACAGCGCAGCTTGACACACAGTACAGCGCAATACCCGCCGACTTCGTTGAGGACATTCGGTTCTACATTACGTCGAGCGACACAAGCCCGATGGAAAAAATTAGTCAATATCAATTACTTGACCGAAAGCGCGTCAACTTGAATGCCAGCGGCAAGCCAGCATACTACGCCCTGACCGCTGGTGAGATCGAGGTCTTGCCGATACCTGATGGCGTGTATGATGTTGAATTATATTATTACAGTCGTATTGAGGCTTTGAGTGACAGCAACGCCTCAAACTGGATGTTGCAGTATTTCCCAGACGCTTACTTGTATGGCTCGTTAGTGCATTCTGCGCCTTACTTAAAAGACGACGCTAGGCTGCAAGTTTGGGCGTCTTTGTATCAAGTGGCGATTGATGCTATAAACGCTGACAGTGATAAGGCTAAATATGGCGGATCAGGCCGTCGCATGAAAATTAGGAGTTACTGATGAGTTTTTCGAATGCTTTTGAAACAACTGTCCTCACTTGGGCATTTACAACTGGTTCCGCCACACGGCCTACGGCTTGGTACTTGGCGCTGTTCACCAGCAACCCAGCAGAAGATGCTTCTGGTACTGAAGTCAGCGGCGGCGGATATGCACGCCAGGCTGCTACGTTCACAGTAAGTGGCAACACTGCATCAAACTCTGGTGCGATTGAGTACCCGACAGCCACGGCTGGTTACGGCACTGTCAGCCACGTCGGAGTTTTCGACGCATCATCTGGCGGCAACTTAATTTCATATGCTGCGCTGACTACAAGCAAAACCATTGATACAGGCGACGTCTTCCGCGTTCCTGATGGTGATCTTGATATCACGCTAGACTAATGGCTGAGTACCGCTCAGGCTATGGCAAAAGCACATATGGCTCGTACAACTACGGGCTAGATGGCTTTGTCACAGATGGCGCTGGCACTGTCGTTACAGTATCAACAACGGCGGCAGCTTACGTTAGGGTAAGGCTGTCGGCGTCTATTGTTGTGACTGCCTCTAGCACAACGTCTGAGGCTCTGCGCGTCAGAGAAGGCGCTGCCACCTCTGCCGCGTCGTCTAGCGTTACGTGCAACGCGAATGTCGTCAACAACGCCTCTGCCACTTTAGCTGCAAGCGCATCTGTATCTGCCGCTGGTCTGCGTGTGCGCGAGGGAGCCGCTGCTGCCTCCCCTGCCGCAACTGGTGCAGCAGCCGCAAAACGTGTGCGTGAAGGCGCTGCCACTGCCAGCCCGACTTGCTCTGTAGCAGCTAATGCACTGGCGGTTTATGAAAGTGGTTCTAACATTGCGTGCGTTTCAAGCGTTTCGGCTGTATGTAATCGAGTTAGACCCAGCAGTGCTTTGATTAGCCCTGTTTGCAGCATCACCTGTAATGGGATTGAGAAGTGGGAGCCGTTGCCGATCACCCCCGAAATATGGACGCCAGCAGGACCAGCATCAGAAATCTGGAGCGAGGTTGCACAAACCGACGAAATATGGCAAGCTGCATAGCAACGCAAACCCCCGCTGGCTTGCAGCTCCCCCTCACATTTAGAGCCAACGCCGCATAGGAGAAAAACATGGCTGATACAACTACAACAAACTATAGTTTAACGAAGCCAGAAGTCGGCGCGTCTGAAGATACTTGGGGAACCAAGATTAATACTAACTTAGATACGCTTGACACATTGCTCGGCGGTGGCTCCGACATGGCTGGCATATCTGTAAACGGCACAATCAAGTTGGACGGTAATTACCCTACTGGTACAGGCAACGTGGCTCTGGGTGATACTGCACTGGATAGTGTGGAAAGTGGTGGTAACTACAATACTGCTATAGGGGGACTTGCGGGTACTGCGATCACCACTGGAGATGAGAATACTTTTGTAGGCTATGCTACTGGTGATTCTATAACCACTGCTAGTGCTAATACAGGGGTGGGCTACAACGCTTTATCAGCAAATACATCAGGAACTCAAAACTCTGCTTTTGGAAACAGGTCGGGTGATGCAATTACTACTGGTGACGGAAACACCTCAGTAGGGTATTTTTCTTTGTCTAGTACAACAACGGCAAATAATAACACAGCGGTTGGTGTAGATTCATTAGGTTTAAACTCTACTGGGGCTAGTAATACGGCAGTAGGGGGAGATGCTTTACGATCAAACACCACCGCAAGCAACAACACAGCAGTTGGGTATCAGGCTGCAACTGCCAATACCACAGGTACTCGTAATACTGCCATTGGTTTTTCTGCTGGGAAGGCACTGACCACACAAGACTTCAACGTCTTTGTTGGCTCATACTCTGGGGATGGCGCTACTGGCACACAAAACGTAGCTGTTGGTGATGTTACGTTAAGAAATGCCTCTGGCGGTCAAAACACAGCCATTGGCGCTGAGGCACTTACCTCCATCACCACCGCATCCCGAAACACGGCTGTCGGGTTTCAGTCTATGTATGCCAATACTACAGGAACTGAAAACGTGGCTATGGGTGCGTATTCTTTGGACGCCAATACAACTGGCACTGCCCTTACGGCTATAGGTGATGCTGCAATGTCGGCAAACACTACCGCAAATAATAACACAGCAATTGGCTCCGAAAGTTTAAAAGTTAATACGACAGGGGCATCTAACACGGCAATCGGAAAGCAGTCACTGTGGTCTAACACCACCGCACCCGAAAACGTAGCTATTGGTTATCAGGCGGCACTCGACAATACTACAGGGCGTGAGCTTGTAGCCGTTGGCGAAAGAGCATTAACCAATAACACTACTGCAAGCTATAACACAGCAGTCGGCAGAGCCAGTTTGTTGACCAATTCAACTGGTGCTAACAATACTGCTTTGGGGTGGAAATCACTCTACTCAAACACCACCTCAGGTAACAATGTAGCGGTTGGGTATCAAGCCTTATACTCCAACACCACCGCGAGCAACAACACAGCGGTTGGTTATCAGTCAGGATATAACAGCACAGGCTCTTACAACAGTTACATTGGTTTTGGTTCTGGTGTATTGATGACCACAGGCTCTAAAAACACCATCCTTGGCGCATACAACGGCAGCGAAGGCGGCTTGGACATCCGCACATCCAGCAACCGCATCGTGCTGTCAGATGGCGATGGTAATCCTAGAGTTCATATTAATGCCAGTGGTGGTGCAAATTTTGGCAGCGGTGTTATCACTGCTGCTTCAGGTGATGGTGATGTTGTTGTTAGTCAAGGTGTAGTTGTTGGAACATACAATGGTGACAATAGAATCGCAGCATCTTCTTTAGGTGGAGGTTCAGCGACTTTATATATTGGTAATGCCGCTATTCAAGTTTCATCAGACCAAAGAATCAAAACAAACATAGCTGATACTACTATGTCAGCAGTTGATAAAATCAATGAAGTAAGAGTTGTTGATTTTGAATGGAATGATCCATCTGACACTTCATACAATAATCGCAACGCCAGAGGTCAATGGACAGGCGTTCTTGCTCAAGAGCTAATTTCTGTATTCCCATTCGCAGTCAATGCACCAAGAAACGAAGATGATTTAAGTATTGACCAAGAAAGTGATAAAAAATGGCAAGTCGATATGGCTCATTTAGTGCCTGTTTTGATGAAAGCCATCCAAGAACAGCAAGCGACTATTACGGCTCTCGAAACACGTATCGCAACCCTAGAAGGATAAGACTATGGAACTAACAGCAGAAGAAATCGCACAGAACTATACAGCAATGGGTCACTCCGTTGAGCTGTTGAACGCTGGCAAACCAGAAGACATGGAAGATGCTGACTGGACAGATACAGTTGCTCGTAATGTTGAGCATCTGGAACTAATGGTAGCTAAAGACTACTGGGGGTCAGAAGACATGACCGCCGCTAACGCTGCAATCGCAGCTAACTCTTAACCCAAACCTAAAGGAGACTTATGATGGGAAAAAATGAAAAGACCCCAATCACAGTCAACGATAAAGAATATCTAATCGACGACATGACTGATAAGCAAAAGGCTTTGCTTAACCATGTGAATGATCTTGGGCGCAAAATGGACAACGCTCAGTTTAATTTAGATCAGCTTGCAGTGGGCCGTCAGAAATTCGTTGAGCTATTGGCTGACGCTCTGGAAAATCCAGAAGAAGTCGAAGAAGCTGAAGTCGTAAACTAGCCCAAACACAGAGCAAGGGGCAGTTTACGCTGCCCTTTTGCTTATTGGGTATAATGTGTTATGTTGGCCTAACGCGACAACCTATAACGAGGCAGCGATGGCCCTGATTGACCTTAACATACCCGCTGGCGTTTATCGCAATGGCACAGACTTGCAAAGCACTGGTCGCTGGCGTGACGCAAACCTTGTGCGTTGGCACGAAGGAGTGATGCGCCCAATAGGTGGATGGCGCACCCGGTCTGACACCGCTGGCGCTGCTAAAATGCGTGGTATGCTAACATGGTCGGATAATAGCAGCGACCGATGGATTGCTACAGGATCATACAATAAACTGTACATATGGAATGCAGCAGGCACTCAGTCTGACATTACTCCAGTTGGCCTAACATCTGGCCGAGAAGACGCCATAGCATTTACTGGCTATGGCGGCGGCACTTACGGTTCTTATGCTTATGGTGTTGCAAGGCCAGACACGGCACGCATCCAACCAGCTACAAGTTGGGACTTGGAGCCTTGGGGGGAATACCTTCTTGCCTGCAACGAAGATGACGGCAAGATTTATCAGTGGACACTCAGCACTGGCACGGTCGCCGCTGTGTTAAGTAACGCGCCAACGTCAAACAACGGCATTGTTGTAACAGAAGAGCGCTTCTTGTTTGCGTTAGGCGCAGGCGGCAACCCACGCAAGGTGCAGTGGTCGGATCGGGAAGACAATAATACATGGACCCCAGCCGTGACTAACGAGGCTGGTGATCTTGAGCTAAATACGTCTGGCGCTCTGATGAAAGGCGTCAACGTCCAAGGTCGCACATTGTTGCTCACGACAAGAGACGCGCACGTCGCAAACTACATTGGCCCTCCTTACGTTTATGGTATTGAGCGCGTCGGCACGTCATGCGGCATTGCATCAAAACAAGCCATAGCAGTCGTCGATCAGGGTGCATTCTGGATGGGCGTTAATTCGTTTTACGCGTACCAGGGCAGCGGAGTAAAAGAGTTGCCGTGCGAGGTTTCTGACTATGTTTTCAATGACTTAAACAAAGCGCAGATTAGCAAAGCATTTGCAATGTCTAACAGCATGTTTGGTGAAATCATTTGGTTCTACCCGTCCAGCGCGTCAACTGAAAACGACCGCTACGCCAGCTTTAATTATGTTGAAGGCACATGGCAGATCGGAGAGTTGGACAGGACTGCCGGATATGATCGGGGTGCATTCCGCCAGCCGATGATGATATCTGCGTCTGATCGTAAGCTGTACGAACATGAAATCGGATTTGAGTATGGATCACTTACGCCATTTGCTGAAAGTGGGCCGTTTAGATTTGGTTCTGGAGATCAGGTCATGAGCGTCACAGAGATGCTGCCTGACGAAAAGTCTCAGGGAGATGTTAGCGCCACGTTCAAAACACGGTTCTATCCGAATGGCACTGAGCGCTCGTACGGTCCATACTCTATGAGCAATCCAACGTCCTTACGGTTTACAGGTCGGCAAGTTCGTATGCGTATTGAAGGCGCAAGAATGTCAGATTGGCGTGTAGGAATTAACCGCGTTGACGTTGTAAACGGCGGTCGCAGATGACACAGCAGGGCCGTCCACCAGAGCCACGCGGAGAAGATTGGCAGACATGGGGGCGTCGGCTGATGTCATACCTGTCGCAAAATCGCTCCACGCTGGTTCAGCAGACGGGCGGCGAAAACGCGGCAGATGACGGCACGATCATGTGGGACCGTCAAAA